TTGCTGACTCTTGATTAAATTTACCACCCTCATCAATAATAATAGTTGATGTTGAGATTTCGGTTGATTTACCTTCAGAAAATTCCTGTTTTATTTTTTTATTTCCTTTATATAGGATACCTTTCATTCTAATAACAGTTGTACTCTTATCTTCATGAAAAATACTAAATCCAGAATTGGTGTTAACGACATCAAAAAATATTAATTCTATTCTAATTGAATAGTCCGACATATCTTTCGAACCAACTAGAATAAAACTATCTTGTTCGTTAATGATTTCTTGAACCATATTCTTTACACCGAAAGCAATATTTTTATTTCCCGATAAAGAACCCATTTGGATATTGTTAATAACGGTATCCACATAGATTTTTGGATTAGTCTGTGCATTCGAATTAACACAAACTATAAAAAATAGCGCAAAGAGTAATAGACCTTTGAATTTTTTCATGGTATGATTATAAAAGGGGGGGGATTGATTATCCTTCTACAGAATCTTCTTTCTTTTTATGTGAGAACTTATCCAAAGTATCCGCACCCATACCAATAGCTGTAATAATCATCACAGCATTTACCAAGTCAGGTGAAGGTTTGATGTCACCATGTGTAAATGAGTTAATCATCATGGTTGAACATAGAAATAATGCTCCTAAGAAAGCAATTACAGGTTTAATTGATGTTGACCCTCTTTCGTCTTTAAATAGGTCAACAATCCAAGTTTTAAAATTCATAATTTTGTAGTTTGTGTGTGGTTTGTGTTTAGTTTATGTTTGGTTATTAATAAATATGTTGGTTTTTTTATCCGGCAACTTTTCACCAAAAAAAAGTAATAAAAAAAATTTAAACCTCATTTGTTAATTTGGTTGGGGGGGGTTTTGTTTTTGGAAGATATTTATTAATAAAAATATTATGAACAAACTAATATTAGAGGAAATTCAAAGAATGAACCTTCTTTCAAGATACGATAGTTCAAAAACTCTGAGTGAACAGACAATCCCTGGAGGAATCTCACAACAAGCGCTTAACAAAATTATGGTAATATCCGCTACAAATAGAAAAACCGGTAGAGGCTCATATTTATTTCCAATCCAATGGGTGGATATAAATAAGGAGTTCGGTGAGGACACTTATGGTAAATTTTTTAGAAGTGGTGGTGAACAAATGTTAATGAAACCTGAAACAGCACCTTTAGCAACCGCATCTACAACAACTGATGTTAACTCACAGGAATCTCTTGATTACTATAGGGGTGAAGCTGACAAAGCATTTGCGAAATATAAAACTGTTACACCGAAAACTGCAGTTGTAATTCCACCTGAATTAAACAACAAAGAGGCTATTATAGCGTTTCAAGTTTGGTTGGATAATAACCACGGTGACGATAAGGAAGGAGGAAAAGGAAAAGGATGGGCGACAGGATATAAAGATGGTAAGGTAAGTGGAGGAATTGGAGCTTCAGGATTTAAATCAGGAGGATATGGTATCTATGGACCAAGAACTATTGCAGCTTGGGGAAAGTATAAAACTGCCTATTTAACATCTGTAACAAAACCCGAACCCGAAAAATTCGGTGGAGCCGGAGGTTCTTGGTAATTACAGTCCCCAGTATCTATGAATCCTATTCTTGTTTTTACAAGCGTTGTGTCCTCCACCAGAAAATCCTCTGTTACCACCACGTTTCTTAAATAAAGAAACAACAATACCTAAAAGAATCAACCCTAAGAATACGGGTAAAACAGGTACACCAAAAACCGCAACTGCTGCAAGTGCCGCCGCTTGTTCTTTAATATTACCCATTAAAGACTTAACTCTTTTGAATTCTGACATTAATTCTTGTGTTGATTTACCATCCAAAGATTTTAATACGTCATTTAAATTTTTATCTGACGATGCTTTTTGTACTAATTCAGGATTATCCAAAGAATCAACAACACCTGTTGGGTCTTGATAACATGCTGCCATGTTAATTACATCTTCAGGTAAATTTAGTAAAGATAATGCGTCTTGTGTTTCAACTGAATTAGCTTCACTCAAAACTCTTTTAATTATTTTAATTAAATCTTGTTCGGTTAATTTTATTTTTTTCAAACTTTATTGTACGATTAATATTGATGGTTTAGTTCTAAATAGAACCAATTTATTAAGTTTAATGTTGTCCGTTGGTCTTGGAGTTACAGTAACAATAAAGTTTGCCATTTTATTTCTATTAGTGTATTTTTGTAAATTATTTACAACTTCGGAATCTTTGTCATAAAGGAAATAATATACAACACTATCACCAATTATTTCTTTATATTCATTATTGGCATTAAATAACGTGGTCTCACCAGAGCTTTGTTGATAAACACTTTTACCATCTGCGGTAACCACATTTAATTGCTCAATTAAATCTTTGACTGTTTGATATTTTCCATCGTCCTCTTTTTTATACGGAAAAAGTTTTTAATGTCACAATTTTTATTTATATTTGTACTATAGTTCTGAGGTCCTGTAGTTAATCGGCTATAATATTGCCCTGTCACGGCAAAGTGCCGGGTTCGATTCCCGGTGGGACCGCAATGAGTAAGAGATACTCACCAGATTTGGCATCATTTCTTAAACAATGATGTAGTTGTCGCTTTCCACAACTTTAAAGAGGGGGTCGTCGGAGTATGGTCGTAACAAAACCACCGAGTATGTTTGATTTATGGTTTCATGTGGTAAGACACTAATGTGTTTGTTTTTAATAAAACTAAACCGTTAAAATCTACTTATCCGTAATCTCAGGGTAGGGAAAATTGGAGAGATGGTAGAGTTGGTTTATTGCACCGGTCTTGAAAACCGGAGAACTCGAAAGGGTTCCGGGGGTTCGAATCCCTCTCTCTCCGCCAACAATTATTGTTCTTTGACAAATTTAAAAACAACTTTAAAATTATGGAAACATTATCATTTATTTTAGGGGTGTCTTCTGTGGTTGGTATTGTAATAGCAATACTTGCTGTGGTTGGATACGTCAAGGTAGGAAAAGTGGAAAAGAACTTGGAATCTTTTCAAAATAATATATCCAATGAATTGGATAACATAAGAAAAGAAATCTACGATTTAATTAATCATAACCATGATGAGGTAAATCGAAGGATGGATAACACAGAAAGAGAAGTCTTTTCCCAATTAGACTCTCGATTAGATAAATTGGAAAACAAAATAAAAAATGGTCAAAAGGAAGTTTTAAACTCCTAAGACATAACTAAAGTTGGAGAACAATAATTGTTAAATGTTGCTATAGTGAAGCGGTTATCACAGGTCTCTTTCTAAGACCAGTCTGGGGTTCGATTCCCCATAGCAATACTTTTTTTTAATCACGATGACTTTTCAGGTTCGACAAGATATTTATAATAAAAAGAATAAATGTCTTATTGTAAAAAATGTGGAATTGAATTTACACCAAGTAAAGGATTAATTAATTATTGTTCTTTGGGATGTAGAAATAGTAGAGTTTTTACCGAAAAAACTAAACAAAAAAAAAGAAATTCAAATTTAAATCAAATTCCATGGAATAAAGGTGAAAAATTAAAATGGGTTAAATCTATTTGTTTATGTTGTGGTGAAGAGATAAATCATTTATTATCTAAACCTAAAAAATATCATTCAGAATGCTGGTTAAAATCAGCGGGTGGGTATCGTAAAGGTTCAGGTATTGGTAAAAGTGGTTGGTATAAAGGATATTGGTGTGATAGTAGTTATGAACTTGCTTGGGTAATATATAACATCGACCACGGACATTCTTTTATTAGAAATAAAGAAATGTATGGGTATGTTTGGAAAGATAAAAAAAGAAATTATATCCCCGATTTTGTAAAAAACAACCAACTAATAGAAATAAAAGGATTTGTTGATGGTCTCACACAAGTAAAATTAGATTCAGTTTCAAATCTTAAAATATTATTTAGAGAAGACTTAAATACTGAATTTGATTATGTTGAAAACAAATATGGTAAAGATTTCATAAAATTATATGAAGGAAACCCATATAAAGAATTAAAAAATAATTGTGCAGTTTGTAAGAAACCTTGTATGGAGAAGAACAAATATTGCTCGAGAGTATGTTCGGGTATTGGTAACAATAAAAATAGTAAAATAAAAAAACTGACAAAAATAAATTATATTTGTACCCCGAATGGGAATTAATAAGAAAATTTAAAAAAACCAATATGTTAGATATAATAATTGAACGATATCAAGACGAGGAAATCTTGATTGCAGACGGATTCGATGAAGCCGTAATCGGAATTGATACAAAATCAATGAGATTAATTTATTCGGTATCAAAGTGTATAGAGATACTATGCGGAGATATGAATGAGGAAGATGCTATAGAATACTTTGAATATAACGTATCAGGTTCATACGTTGGGGAGAAGACACCAATATGGTGTGAAGACTTATTTTAATTATGATTAATTATTTAGGTTACTTCGCAACATTCTTAACTCTACTTTCTTTTTCTTTTAAAAATATTACAAGATTAAGAATTGTTAGTTCAACATCATGTGTGTTTTGGATTGTTTATGGATGTTTAAAAAATGATTATCCAATCATCAGTACAAATGTTTTAATAATCATAATACATGTGTATTACCTACTAAAAACAAAAAATAAATAAAAAAATTCTAAAAAAGATTTGGAAATTAGAAAACTTTTCGTATATTTGTAATACTTATCAGAATAACGATGAATAACTTGGTATACATACAACCCTCAAATAATCCACTTAGTGGTAATGGGAGAGGTATATATTTATGTGTCCCAAGTTCGGAGTTAAACAGATTATAAGAAACTAGACTTATGAAACACTTTAAACCCGGACTCTAATAAAGTTCGGGTTTTTTGTTTTTATCGAGTTTGTTCCTTATCTTTGTAACGGTCTTTGACATATTGGAATTAGGTATTTGCCTGGGTGGTGTAATCGGTAGCCACGCAAGACTTAAAATCTTGTGGACAGTAATGTCCGTGCGGGTTCGATTCCCGCTCCAGGTACTATTTGTGGTTATGATGTAACTGGATAGCATAAAACTCTTCTAAAGTTTTCGTATAGGTTCGAACCCTATTAACCATACAAAAAAAACCGCAAATCACTTAGTAAGATTATAATGAAAAATAAAATAAACATAGTTAATAGAAAATCTAAATTTGAATACCAATTCGTTGAAACATACACTGCCGGTGTTGTGTTAAATGGTGTTGAAGTTAAATTTATACGAGATGGTAATTTGTCATTCACGGATTCATATTGTATTTTCCAAAATGGAGAATTGTTTATGAAAAATACTTTAATATCAGGTATTGGTAATGATAATATCAGAAGAGATAGAAAACTATTACTGAAGAAAAAAGAACTTACTAAGTTAAATAAAGATTTAATCAATGGTTTATCAATAATCCCCTATCGTTTATATGAGAATGATAGGGGAATATTTAAAATTGAAGTTGTTCTTGCAAAAGGAAAGAAACTTTATGACAAGAGAGAAACCATTAAAAAAAGAGATACTGAGAGAGAAATAAAAAAAATAATTTAAAAATACTTGTTTTTTAAAAAAAGTTTCGTATATTTGTACTCACAACAATTAATTAAAACATTTTTACTACAATGATGACAACAAAAAATATCATAGCTTTGCAAAAAAGCTTAGTATGTCCACCAAATGATGGAATGGACAACAGAATCGCAGTAGCGACCGTACAATCTCATTTAATGCAATGGGGGTACATGTTAGACGAAGAATCTTTCTTCGCATTATCCAAATCAGATTTATCATTCATTCAAAAGTTTAATGACGAAGTTATTACTCATTTGAAAAATGTAATGGGAGGTAATCGTAATTATCAACCTTTATATAAGAACTTCCCACAAGAAGTGATGGTGATGTCCGATTTTGAATTGTACATGAACGCAATCATGCACTATTGGAGTAACGGTCAATGGGAACCATCAACCCACACTTACGAAAAAGAAATTAAGTTTGAGAAAATCAAATACAACTTGATTAAGTATGGTACTTCGGAAAGGTTCTCACAAATCTTTACAGATTTAGTTTCACTTAATACATCATTAACACCTCAAGACCTTGAGATTGTTAAATGGTTTGTTACTAATGGTGAGACTTTAATATTCCCTAATACAATTCCTTTCAAGGAAAACTTATGTACATTGGCGGCAATGGGAATCGAAGGATTACCAGTTAAAACACCGACCGATGTATTGAGAATTGCTGTTCACCTTTCTGGTGGTGATATTAGTTTACCTAAAGTTCCTGAAAAGGAAGTAAGATTAAACAAATGGTCATCTGTAAAAGGTGTGAACACCGCAAGGGATAAATTCAAATTCAAGAAATTCTCTCGTAAAGAAAGAAAATATATCTTAGGTTTACTTGAGAACACAAATTGTGACCCAAAAGAAATGGTTTTAAGAGACCAAAGATGGGTTCGTTTAGGCGAAATATTACATCCAGGTGAATATAAAAAACAATTCCCTAAATCTTTTGATTCATTTAATAAGATTAGAAATGAAAAAGTTAGGTCTTGGTTCTCTCTTGTTAATGAAGGATTTGAAAAAGGTTTGGAAAATGGTTTAAGAGTGTTATCTCAAAGACCGGGTGAATTTGCAAGAAGAATTGATTGGTTGGTTCGTACATATCCAAAAGATATTGAATTAACTATGAAATACTTAGGTGAAGCGGTGAAGAGTACATCAAATAAAGTATTGTTTGAGGTTTATACTCACTTTGAGAATCGTATTGAGGCTCAAACAAGTAGGTCAATCATGGTTAAAGGTACAAGAAAACGCACTGAGTTACCATTATTACCGGCAATCCCTAAAGATATCGTGGAAACCATTCACTCTAAATTATTTGAAACACTTAGAGATAAGTTTTCGGTAATGGATTCATTAGGTAACTGTTGGATTGATGAGGAGTTGAAAAAGATTCCTTTACCTACCAATATGAGAAGTATGAACTTTTCAACTAAACCAATAATCAGAGGTCAAAGAGTTCCTTTGAATAACCCCGAAGCAAAAGTTATTAGACCTTTTGTTCATTGGATGGATAAACGTGGTTCTGAAGACCTAGATTTAAGTGTTACCTTTGTTGGTGATAAAGTATCTGAAGTACTTTCTTTCAGTAACTTGAGAGTTGGTAAATCGGTTCACTCGGGTGATGTTAGACATAAACAAGGACCATGTGCCGAATATATCGATATCGATATGGTGGATGCTATTAATTGTGGGTTTAAATATGTTGTTATTGATGTGAGAAACTTCAATGGTGGTAGTTTGAGTTCGGTTGAAACATCTTTTGGTATCATGGAAAGAGAACACCCTGAATCAAATAAAACGTGGTTACCCGAGACAATTTCAAATTGTCAATCTTTGGAATCGGAATCATCTAATACGTTAATAGCGATTATTGATTTGGAAACTAAAGAGTATATTATGTTGGATATCGATTCAGAAGGATTTGTAACCGCAAGAGGTGATATGAAAAATACACTTAAAACGATTCAACAATACTCTGAGTTACCAAAAGTAAGTGTGTATGACCTTATCCTTCTACATGTAGAAGGAAGAGGAAAACAAGTTACTCTTGATGAGAATATTGATACATTCTTCAAATATGAAGATTTCTGTTTCTCATATGAAACAACTGGAAAATTAATGGGTGTGTAAAATCATCCATTAATTCAAAAATAATTTTGAAATTACAAACATATTCACTTATCTTTGTAATGTTCTTTGAAAATATAATGTGGCTATGTGAGTCTCCGAGAGGATAACCATTACCTAATACAATAAACCGGGAGTGGTTCTGTTTTAGGTCTTAGAGTTGGTGAAAGTATTGGTGCAAATGTCTTACTTCTAACATACAAAAATCAGATACAACGTTAGACACACAATTCTCCACATAAACTTATTGACGGCTATGTACCGGGTTACTTCTACAAAACAATGGATGTTATCATACTCATACTCTTTCCGTCTAAAAAATATTAAGTGGCTATCTATTAACTTACTTCTAACTTTAAATCTAAATTAAAAATTAGTTGTAGTCTTCCCACTTTAAAAAAATTAATGGCTATATGTTTGGTTACTTCTATCTTCAGCTTTAATGAAACCAATCACCAACATAATCCCCATTTAACTTAGTTCTTTGATAAAAATATTACTGGCTATGAGATGAATTGTCTTATTCGTAAGAGAATCATTAGAGTTACTTCTTAAATTAAAAATAAAAACAAAAACTCACTCGTTCAATTTCCAGTTTTTTAACCCGAGGGGGTAGCTCAGTTGGTAGAGCAGGAGTCTGTACTTACTCGATAAATTTCTGAGTATTCGGCTACTGTCAGAGTTACTTCTACTATTTGGAACTCCGTGCCGCGTGGTTCGAATCCCGCCCCTCTCGCAAATTGTTTCTCGTGAAACAACTATAAATAAATAATTAACAACAATTTAAAACAACAATTATGGCAACAAAAGTAAAAACAACAGACGAAAAAGTAAAAGAACTATTTGATTTAGTTCAGTCAAAAAAATTAGCAATTGAAAAAGCGGAGAGACCTTGTTGGAAAACAAGTGGTAACTTTGGATATTCAGCAAATTCTGCACATGACAGAACAACTATCGCTACGGTGACTGATGTTCGTAAGATTGTAGAAATGTATGCTTTTATCATGGACAGAAAAGATAAATCAGAATCGGCAGCTAAAGATTTGGGTGTTGAATACAACTTTACTTGGTTAGGATTTTCGGTTGATGAGTGGAAAGAAGATTTCCAAACTCGAGTAAATCAAATATCCTTTCAAGAAAAACGCAAAGAACTTGCTGAATTAGAATCTCGTTTGAACGCAATTATCTCACCAGAGTTAAAGGCACAAATGGAACTTGAAGCAATCGCCGAACTTTTAGATAAAAACTAAAAGTTTATTTTCTTAGTTTAGTAAAACTAAGTGGTGGAATCAGACCTCTAAACCGGTCAAGCCCCGGGAGGGTTGGTTAAAATCAACCCTTCCTTTTTTTGAAAATTTATATATATTTAATAATATGAGAATAGTTTTAATATCGGACACACATTCATTACATGAACAAATGCCACACAATTTACCTAAAGGTGATATTTTAATTCACGCTGGTGATTGTACAAATGTAGGTAGAGAAAAAGAAGTTGGTGATTTTATTAGTTGGTATCAAAATTTAGAATTTGACACCAAGATTTTTATTGCTGGTAATCATGACATATCTTTTGAAAATAAACCAAATTGGTTGAACACCTATCTTTATGAAGAAAATTTACAACAATCTAATGTTACCTATCTAAGAGATGATTCTATAACTATAGATTTTCCTGAATTTTCAAGACCAATTAAAATTTATGGTAGTCCATGGCAACCAGAATTTTATAGTTGGGCTTTTAATTTACCAAGAGACGGTGAAGAACTTAAAAAGAAATGGGAACAGATTCCTAATGATACCGATATACTTATCACTCACGGCCCCGCATTTGGTATATTGGATTATGTAATGGATAAATATGGTCAAAGAAATGTTGGATGTCAACTATTAAAAGAACGTGTTGATGTGTTAAATCCATTAATGCATGTTTTTGGACATATTCATTATTCATATGGAACAGAAAAAATTAACGATACGTTATTTGTAAACGCATCAATATGTACAGAACAATATAACCCCATTAATGAACCAATTGTGGTTGATTTAACGGAGGTTGATGGTAAATTTGTACTGACAGTAGTTAAAGAATAAAATAGTTGTTTAAATCAACAATAAACACTATCTTTGTAATGTTCTTTGAAAATATGGGGGTGAATGGAATTGATTGGCGTTTATGAGGTAAATGGGCACGTAGTCGGATGTCATCTACGACTTTAATCAACGGTGGTAAAACTCAAACGGCAACGTTTACAACAACATGGAGGTAGCAGGTTTACTTGCAACTTCTAAAGTAGCAGCCTAATAACTGTCACTTAACGGGTCGGTGGACACATAACCTTGGAACAGAAGTCCCTACGGTGTGGTATCTATCAAAAAAGGTACAAATGGTCTCGTTCAGGGCGCTACCATAATTGAAGTGAACCCGACACAGTTTCTGATAACGATGTCAAAATAGGAATCAGATATTTGTCAGTTGTGAATAATTGAATAAACGTGTAGTCCATCTATGTTATGGCGAACAAGACGAGGGTTCGAATCCCTCCACCTCCACCGTAGACTTTTTGTACTTTCCGATATATTTATTTATAAAGGAAAGTACAAATGAGTCGAAAAGAAAAAAAATACCATTTTATTTACAAAACAACCGATATTAGAAATGATAATTTCTATATTGGTATGCACTCAACAGATAATTTAGATGATGGTTATGTCGGTAGTGGGACAAGATTAAAACATCTATTATATAAACATGGAAAAGAAGTTTTTAACATACAAATATTAGAATTTCTCCCCGATAGAATGTCATTAAAAGAACGTGAAATTGAAATCGTAAATTCGGATTTATTATTGGAAGAAAAATGTATGAATCTAAAACCGGGGGGTCAGGGTGGATTTAATAATGAAACACACCAATTCAACTGTTCCCAAGCTGCGGGTTTAAAACATTCCGAAAGAATGAAAAATGATGAATTATATCGTTTAAATCACTCGAAAAAAATATCTGAAGCAAACAAAAGGAGATTTGCTAGAGGTGAAACTTCTTTTTATTGTGATTGGACAGGTAAAAAACACAAGGAAGAAACTATTCAAAAAATGAAAGAAAGTAAGAGAGGTCATGGTATTGGAAAACAAAATTCACAATATGGGTTAAAATGGATTACAGACGGTAACACCAATCAAAAAATAAAAAAAGACGAACCATTACCTGAAAACTGGAAATATGGTCGTATTAATAATTAAACAAGAAACCCACCAATTGGTGGGTTTTTTATTTTTATTTTACTACTGTTTGACTTGGGTCGGATAATTTTTGAATATATAAATCAACTAATCTTGAAATCATTTCAGGTTTTTCGTCTGACTTAAACTTAACTTTAATTTTAGCCATTCCCGAACCATCTGTATTTTTACCAGAGTCAACTTCAATTCCTTTAATATTGGATTCATATCCCCTTTTCTTAAAGATACCAAGAAGTGATTTTTTTAGTTCCGATACTTTAGAACCACCAATTATCAATCTTGCTTCAAATTCAATATCCAATTCATCTAATCCAATTGACGAATGGTCAGCTAAGATATAAATTGGGACATCCATTGTATTTTCCCCAATTACAAATCTTTGTAATTTAGGATTTCCGTTTCCATCGAAATAATTACGGAGTGAATTGATGTGTTGTCTTTCACTTATATTCTGAGCCACCATCGCGGCTTCAAGTAAACCTCCAACAAGTTCTTCTATGTTTAATCTATTCATTTTGTGTGTTATTATTTTACACAATATAACAAAAATAAACGAGAAAAAAAAGTGTTAATATTACTTATTGTTTGGGTCAGCTGTCAAAGGAATCAAAGATGGTTCTAACATTTGTGTTAGATAATCAGATAACTTTAACATACCTTCAGTAGGTGGTAACTGTTCAGCGTGTACTTTTACATTGTATTTAGCTGAGTTATCAGTACTTCTTGTGTTCTCTTTGTGAGTAGCAACACTACCAGCCATTGTAGCTGAGTATTTCATACCCCAAAATCCACCTGATGCTGTAGCACTGAAACTTCCACTCGTATCTGATGAATCTTTATTTACTTCAGAAGTTTTAATCTCCATTGTAAATTCAATATCAGCAGATGTGATTGCTAATGCTGGAAGCGGTACTAATGGTAACATAGGTACTTTAGAGTATAAAGTTTGAACTGATTGTTCACCTGTAGCTCCATCAGTCATTACTCTGTTCATTTCCACATCCAAAGAACGAGCAACTGTTTTACCGTTTTCGTCTTTTGTGAATGCTACTTCGTTGATGTATTTCCATGTTACATCGTTTAATTTTGCTTGACCTTTAGCCATACCGACAATAGGAGATACAATTAAGTCTTCTATTGGTAAACCGGTAAATTGTGATGAAATGTCTGATGCCATAATTTTTTTGTTTTTTGTTTTTTGTAGTTTATTTGTTTATTATTCCAATAAATATCTACAAATCACTTAAACTTTACCATTCCCTTATATTCTTTTTTAATTTTTTCAATTTCGGACACTGCATCCTTAAACGATTCTTTAATTTCATCGTTAACCGTAAAATTAAAGATGGTTTGACAATGTGGACACGCCGATATTGGGTGTTTAATAATAAACTCTAAAGATAACCCCAAAGGATTTTGACAAGATGGACAGGGTAGAGACATATTTTAAATATAAATAAAAAAAATGACAAACTGAACCTATATAAACGAACAAAGAGGTCGTTAAGACCCCTTTGCCGAGATGTTGGATACCTCCTTTCATTTTTTTAGATTGCTTATTGTTTACTGGTGACCAAACCAATAAACTCTACATATAAATATCTTGAAAAAATTATTTATACATAAATTTGTGCTAATTTTTTTATCGCTGATAATGACACCATTCCACCTATAATACCAGGTAATGAACTTTTATTTTCGTCACCTCCCGATTGTGTATTTGGTGATGTTTCATCCCCCGACTGTGAATTTTGTGCAATGTAGTCACTTGTTGTTGGGTCATTTGCAATTTTTTCTCTAAATGATGGGTCATTTGATATCCTTTCTTCAAATGAAGTTAAAGATGGTATACCAAAATAAGCCAATAAATTATTTGCCATGATAAATTTTCTAAATGCGTTTCGTCTATCTTTTCTTGCGCCAACATTTAACCACCATCTTTGAATTCCTGTCTCAGGTAAAACTCCTTTTTTTGCAAAATATTTTGTTAGTCTTTCTCCTTGATAGTAATCTTTTAATCCTGTTCTAAATGTTCCACCGGCAATAACACTTTTTCCACCTGATTTTAAACCCGATATAGCTTTACCACCTGTAATTTGTTGTAATCCATTTTTTAAACTATTACCCCAACTTGAATTAATTTTACTAATACTCTCAACTGTTTTTTCAACTGCTGGTGATTTTACGTATTTATTTAAACTTGTGAATTTGGCGGCCATTTCAGGGTTTTTAGCTAAAAATTCAGCTAACTTAGGTCCACCTTCTTTCATTGCTAACATCCCTTCTCTACTACCTTTAAAAAGTTTAATAATTGGTTTAGCAATAAAATCACCAACCGTTGGAATTAAAGCAATTAACATTATCGCGGCATATAGTTTTTCACCCTTATAAAGGTAATAACATATTAACGCGATGTCCGCCACCTCACCAATAACAGGAACAAAACCTGCGGTCATTAAAACATTTTCAATACTAAATATCGATTCGTTTAATTGTTGTCTATTTTCTAATAAATCTTTTTTCTTAATTTCCATTTTAGTGTATCATTTTACAAAAGTTAACCGATAATGATTCTCCAACATTTGACTGCATTATTGCTTGACCAAATAAATTACCCGCACCTCTCGTTGCTAAAGTACTTTCTCCAGTTCCTGTAATATTACCGGCCAAGTGTCTTCCTAATGCAACTAAAAGTGCTTTCGTTATTTTTGGCATTGATTCAGAACATGACGCTTCATCTTTAAATGGTTTTAATAAATCTGTTGGACTAAGATTAGAAAAAACAACCGCAACTTCGTGAGCGAATTCTTTATTTGTTCCAAATAATTCTTTTAAAATATATTCAATAATATATTCCTTGACCATGGATAATGAACCACCTAATAACATTTCTTTCCAATCAATTTTACCCCAATCATTAACATCATAAACTTCGGACAATTCTCCATCTATTTCATCTAAAGAATAACCCTCTTCCAATAACGTATGTGATATGGTTAGAGACCTCTCAACCAAATATACTTTATCATCAATATCCAATAACTCAACAAAAGACTCCTTGAGTTTATTTTGTCTTTCCTCAAGGAGTGTTTGTTTTATTTGTGTTTTTAAATCCATTTTTAATTATTTTGTTGTTGTGGTTCCAGTTTCTTCTGTTGGTTTATTCTTTTTGAAAACAATTTTCTCACCAATTTTTTTATCTTTATTATCTCTTGAAAGTCTAAAACCTCTGGTACCTAAATAAGTTGTGATTTTATCCAATTCTTCTTTAGATAAATCTTCTCCTTTATAAACTATAACACTTCTCTGAAATCTACGCGGACCTAAAAGACCTGCTGCGTTTAATCTAGCATATAACTCACCACCCGATTCTGTTGTTTTTGTTGGTGCGGTCGTTGTTGAAGTTGTGGTTGATGTTTTTGTTGTATCTGTAACAGGTTTAGTATCCTCAATTGGTTTTGTTGTACCCGTAGTACTGATAGTTGTACCTGTATTGGTTGTTGTACCTGTTGTTGATGATGATTTGCATTTTTCTTTAATTCTATTATATGTGTCTTCATTAATTTCAGAAACACCATATAACTCATTTAATTTCTTTAATGTTATTTGTCCAAAATTACCTGTTTGGTATTTTTGTTCAAATCCAAAACATATTTGAACTTCTTTTATAATTGGTCCTCTATCTCCAAAACGATATGGGAATTTATCTCTATCGGTATATATGGTCTTTTTCTTTTCTTCTTCTTTTTTTGGAACGGGTGGTACAATTTCTTCTCCACCACCATTTTTATTATCCCACTTAACAATAATGTCGGATAATTCTTCCATTAATACTGATTCTTTTAGACTTCCTGATTTAACTTCAACTTTAGAGCCTCTACAACCATATGTACCACTCAATGTATTATCCATTGTCCAAACCCTATTATTTGCATAGAATTTAGCACCACCATGTCCCGCAGAATCTGAATCAATATCTTTAGTTGTATACACCATAACACCACCATCACTGGTTGTACCAATTTCAGTACCTTCAGCGTTAGCAATACAATCAGGCATTACACCACTTGTGGTGTCTTTATCACTGGACCCAAATAAACTTTTAATTATTTCATATGTACCCCAACCAGCTAAACCATAAAGTATTAAATTCTTTAAGTTCATTTTACCTTTAACTGATTTTAATTTACTCCAAGTTTTAGCTGAATATTTACCAATTATAAACCCCGCTTTCTCCCATTTACTGGCTAATTTAGCACCTTCAGGTCCTAATTCTTTTACTTTTTTAATTTCAGCTTTTATACTGTTGGCAGCTTCAGTTCCTGATTTTGTATCCTTAATTAATGCCGAAACTTCAGATGATGAACCTTTTAAATCTTTTGCTCTTTTTGCGATTGCATCATCCACCGCCTTAGTTGTGACTTTAGCTGTACCCGCTGATTTTTGTGCGGCATCCCTTAACATTGCTTCAGCTTCTTTACCTTCTATTCCCAATTGAGATAATGTCTTTTTAGCGATTTCCATTTTGGTTGCATCTGCGGCCATTTGCGTTCCCTTTGGAAATACCATTTTAGACATTTCAGCAAATTCAGGTTGTAATTTTAATAAACCCTTAATTTTCATCGCCAATTCAGGTGAATTTTTAATTGCAAATTTTACAAGACTTGAGGATTCTGCCGCACCTATTTTACCAGCTTCAACTGCCGCTTTAAATTCCTCGACAGTTTTAAACTTATTACCAATTGCGGGTATTTCAGTTTTAATTGTCTGCCATATACCTTTTTCTTCTTGTGCTGTTCTTGCTAATGTTTTAAGTGCATCTTGAAACATTTTAACCTGTTCATCCAAAGGTTCTTCAATATTATTATTTTCACTAGTATCGTGATTCATTACTTTTTCATCAGTTGATTCTACTAATGTGATGAATTTCCTTATTAATAATGCGTCTTTATTTTCCATTTTTATTTTTTTATTTTTTTATTTATTATCTAATTGTTTCATTTGTTCAATTGCTGACTTCAAATCATATGATGTGGATTGTTTTAATTGGTCATCACTAATTGATTTAGCAATTTTTTCAACATCTTTTTTATTTTGACCTTGTTTATATTCACCATAAGACCCAACACCCCTTTCTAATGCTTTCATACCCCCATGGAAAGCTAAACCGTAAGTTGCACCTTTACCTAAAGCTGGTGCTATTACTGAAGGATTTTTAATCGCCGCTTTAATTGGGTTAACAAAATCTTGTTTTATTCCTTTACCCACAACTTTTTTAAGTTCAGAACCACCTGTTGTTTTTAAAGCTTGTGATAAATTATTAAAAATTTTTGATATACCATTTTTAGCTGAGTTAATTACTTCTGTCATTTTACCTGAACCAAAAGTTTTTGCTAACCATTCAAAAGGTGCTGCTAAAGCTTTTATAATAAAATTAATACCTTTACCTAATAATTCAATTAAGGGTCTTAATACACCCTTACTTAATTTTGTTATATCCCTACCTGCGGCTTTAATTGTTGCTTTTAAACCTTTAGCTGCTCCACCGGTAAAAATTAAACCAAGAAAACAAATACCAATATCTAACCAAGACCATATATCATTTGATATTTGTCCTGACACTAGTTGATATATTTTCCAAACCCCCAATGAACCCCAAATAACTGTAGTCGCAATCTTACCAATACCAATTGCGGTTAAAGCAACATCGATACCAATACCAACAGGTGACAGTATAAAACTTTCTAATTTTTTAAAAAACCATGGAAGACCCTTGTTTAAAACCCAAGTTGCCCCCTCTTTTACTTTATCCCGTATATTTCCGGCAACTTCTTTTGTTTTATTCCAAGCATCATCTAACCAATCCTCAATAATTAAAGGAAATTCGTTAATCATTTTTAATTTAACAAAATCCCACGATTCCTCAATCATTCTCATTGTTGAATATGAAAATTCTTCTTTCGATTCAAAAATCATATTCATACCATATCTAACTTCATATTCAGAAACCAAATTACGGTCATGTACTATCAATGGGTATATTAATTCTTTCATCTTAGAGAATAACTCTTTTGATTCCATTAATTTATTTTTGTAAGAATTAACAAACTGTCTTTTGAACATTTCACAAACAAAAACAGGATGTGGATTGTTAGAATTAAATCTAAGTCCCGTTTCTAAATCTACAATTAAATTTTCACATTGAAGATATCTTTTATCTTGACTAATATTCATTGTTTTCTATTTTATTATATAAATATCACATAAATGTTAATTATTTCAATCGATATTTGTTTCTTGAAACTTTTGAACCCACAATATCTGACCACTTAGTAACACCTATTTGATTCGCAGGCCCTTCTCTTCCTGTGTTAGATTCCCATTTACCAACTTCAGGATACCCTTGCTTACTACCACTACTACTTGTACCCGCTGTAGGTTGGGCAGCAGAAGGGTCCGTAGGTTGCTCCTCAATCTGTTTGGGTTTATTTATATGTCCTAAAATTAGGTCATATTGTTTTTCGGATATCTGTATCTTCATGTTAATATATAAATAGTTGGTTTTTAGTTTAAAAAACCCAATAGGGATAATAAAGAATACATAATTTAGGGTTAAATTTAAACTGAATGGGGAATTAATTACTCATCGTAAATTGTACCATCAATCTGAGCAAACAATTTAATGTATTGACCCGCTTTTGAATTTGCTTCATCTTCAATGTCCCCACCAATATCCGCGGGTTTCACTAATAGTCTACCTTCCTCAAATTGTTTGTGATGTACCATTTCATGAGCAATACTTCTCATTACATCAACCGCAGCTCTGTTTTTTGAATTTACCCTAATAATCTTATTCTCTTTTGAATAATCATAACTAGCGGTTGTTTTAAGTTCACCTCTACCATTTTGTAAAACAATAGTAGGACACTTCTCAAGTTGAAGTTCCTTTCTAACGAATTTTACAAATTCAGTAATTATCCCTTTTTTATTGTCGTTTAAAGAGTCCATAACATATAAATATATTGGTATTTCAAATAGTTTTTTCTATTTTATATATACAACTAATTGTGTTTAACATATAATTACTATTATGAATTGGTATGTTATTGAACATTATTATCCGAACTCTTTGGATAAATTTTCTAAAGTTATGTTCCCAAATGTTGGTGTCCCATGTTTATCTGTGCTTTCATATTATGATATAAAAAAACTTTATTCTTTTTTTGATAAATTTGGTATATATTTGACAGTTGAAATGTACACAAAAGATATGTGGGGGTATACTATTTCTTTAAGTGATGGTAGGGTTTTTTGTCCTAGTCAAGAACCCAAAACAAACAGGGAAAGTACCGAAACAGACGGATTTTATGAGTGTTTCAAGATATTAGAAAAAAAACTAAAAAATATTTATAATTATGGATGAAACTTTTGCGTACCTACTTCAATCAGCAAGATTAATAAGTTCTAATAGACACACTAAAGATGATATTGACTTTATTAATGATTTATTATTAAGTCTTGACAATGAGACATTAATTGGTTATTCTAATACAAAGACAATTAACACAATTAGTTGTGATTACGATTTATTCATAAAGCTATGTAGATTCATAATACACTATTATGAGGATAATGAAGAATATGAAAAATGTAATAAGTTAAAAAATAGAATAATAGAGTCTGAGGACATAATTAAATTAAAAACAACATAATATGAGTGGATTAGACATGAGTGAAGAAGAGAAGAAAAAAATTCTCCAACAACACAAAAAAGCAACAAGTGATGTAAATCAAAAAAGAGAAGAACTTAAAAAAGGTTTACAGAACCCAAAACCAGAAAACAAAAAACCTAATCAATAACGATTAGGTTTTTTTATTAGGTGTTAGTTTTGACAATATAAAAAAAGATAACCAAAAACATCCTGAAATAAAGTAAAAAATGATATCTGCACCCCAATACGAACCAGTTACCTCCATCATCAATCTGAATAAAGCGTCGTACCCGAAGGGGAGAAAAAACATCGCTAACATAAGCGACATATCTCGATAAAGGGTCAGTCTTGTCTCTTTGTGTTTGAATTTGTGTATCACTATCGGGGTACATATGTTTATATTAATATGTTTATGGTTTTAATAACCTGTTGTAGTGATAAATATATTCAAAAATTAAAAATTTTAATTTTCCCTTCTTTCGTGTGCTTCGTAATGTTTAATTCTATCGTGCCATATTGGTGCAGCTAATAGAATGGCTGGTTTAATATTACCTAATTTAGTTTCTTGGTACATATGTGACATCCAAGTTTGTTCATATGGATGTCCCCATTTAGTGTCTATAAACATTTTTTTGTTACCCTCTTTACTAACAATCATCGGCCAGTTAGCGTAATAAACCTCACCATCCAAGTAAGTCAAACCATCAAAAACCCTCATATTTTTAAAATTTGTTAACGGTGCATTTGGGTCTAATCCTGTAACGGGTAATTTATCATAATCAGGCCAATCTCTAGTTCTTATTGTTTGAGGAACATTATACCATGTACATTGTTTATCATTATCAAAATAAACTTCAGTAAAGGTTAACTTTAAGAAATCAAATTTATCTCGTAACATAATTTTATGAACAATATTATATAGATTTGGAATATATTTTCTAAAACCATTTCTACAAAATTGTCCTTCAATTTCAGGAGGATTAACCGTCATATCATCTTCAAAGAAAAACATGAAGTCCGCATCTGATTCATGAAAATGTTCCGCAGCTGCTTGTCTACCTCCACATATACCGGTGTTACCTTCTAAACTAACATACTCAAAATTATATTGTTTAGCGATTTCTCTATTTTCCTCTCTAACTTCTTCTGTGGTTGAATTATCCAATAAAACCAAATGAGGTTTATTCAACCAAATTGGTGTCTTCTCCATTGATTTAATCGTATGTAAGACTTGTTCAGGAAAGTTAAAGGTTAGGATATATAAATTTGTTTTAAGATTGTCAACATCTCTATCGGTGTATTTAATCGCATTGTTAATTTTGGTCACATTAGGTGTGACGATTTTTACATCATTATCAATTACTGCCTGTGTGAATTTTACAATTAATCCGTTACCGTCAAGTTCATATCTTCTATATAGGTCAGGCTCATTATATGACATTATAGTGAAGACACTTTCTTCAGTACCCATATAACCCTGATTCATTGTTTTAGTTAATAAAGAATAATATGTTGAATTGGCTTCATTTAATTGTTGTCTA